GCGTTTAAGCATCGTTCCAACGTCCGCGACATAGCAGGTATTATATGTGTATGGTAGAACTCCCGCGGAGATATGGAGTAATCTATCTTAACAACCTCTTGCTCGCATATATCGCCTGCGTCGAGCCGTTCGTTAGCCCAAAACCACGTCGCTGCCGTTATCGGTTCTTTTCGCCTATAAGCCCATCGGATAGCACTTGCCCCACGCCCGTATGGCAGTGGCGACGGATGAAATACCAACGTGCCCAATAGCGGGGCATTAAGCTCCTCGTTACTTAATTTGACAGTGAGGAGTGGGGCTATTGCTAAATCCGCCACTCCATCGACAACACAATGTCCCATTTGCCGCAACAGCTTATGTGCAGCGAGGACAGCCGGGGCGTTTTTATCGCCCAAAACTTTTACTTTCATCTTTTTGACTATTAAATTAATTACCAATATATTTAAATGATTGCACCGCCCTAAAATGTCCTCCGTAACCCGAAGACGAGTACTCTTTAAGGCTTTTACCTCTACTTGCCCTCGACTTGTTGATGGACCTGGCACACCTTGCTTTATTGCTTCCGTATAGCATAGCACCCGTTTGTATCCACCGGCTTGAGTGCCGCAAAGCTCCGCATAGCTGAGGGTGAGACGTATGAAAAAACACGGGATACTTATGTCCGCAGCGACCATTGCCGTCTAAGTGGTATTGACACACTGCGTTTAGAAACTTCGTACCAACGCCTATACCTTGCCATTCGGGCATAACGACAAGACGTGTAGCTCGATATGCCTTAGCTGTAAATAGAGGCGTTACAGCGAGGTGGCAAACAGGCTCGTTGTCTATTACCCCGATAAAATATTGAGCAGCTACCGGGTGGGGCAAGTCTAAATAATAATGCGGTTTAAAATGTCGGAACGCACTTCCTGAGACTTGATAAATTTTAAGGTCGATTGTTGGGCGTTGCCGAAGACAGTCACGGCTAAACCGTGCCTCCGCAGTATCGTATATCCAGTCGGGCTGTAGCCACTCTATTATATCGTAATGACACGATAGTAGTACTATCTGTCCGTTGCCTTTACGCCAAGACTTGGCGAACGCTGCCGCTCCTACTTTGGCGATTTGGCGGTCGATGACGGAAGTAAACTCATCGACAACAGCCCTCTGTGGTCGTTCCACCACCAAGCGAGCCAGACCGGCACGGAACTTCTCTCCGTTACTCAACACCTTGAACGGTCGCAACCATGACGGCACATCGCCGAGCCCAACAGCAGAAAGAGCCGCCGTTACCTCGTTGAGAGACTTATCGGGAGCGATACAATCCACGATAGGCTTATCGCTTGCCCAGCCGTCGTAAAGGTCGTGAATGCCACCACCGAAGATACGGCTGCCAATACTTGTTTTACCGCTGCCACTTGAACCTACTATAAGACCAATTTTCCATTCGAAATCTTCTATCGGGAGGTCGGCGACGTGTTGCCAAATATGCCCATGTTCGGGGTTAAACAATGATTTTACCTTGTTTGCACGGAAGCTATCGAAGTTCGTGCACTCGTGTCTGATTTCTAACTTCATACGCTCACTATCTTTAAATCGGTTAAACCTTGAGATTTCAGTTGCTCGAAAATCTCTTTTTGCTCCTCTTCGCTGTCACACCGCACTATCACGGCGTGTTGCTCTTTGTAGTTGAATTTTGTCATTCTATTATTGAATTAATTATTACCTTTGTCATCTCTCACGTCTTTACATAAAAAACAGGTGCTAACCCGCCTGACCTGAGGTATTTGCCTCTGTCAGTGGTGGGTTAGCACCTTAAATGTTTTAACGGAGGTGAGAGTCCGTTATCAATGGCGGGGGCTTTTTTATACTCCCAACTTTACTATATTGTAATTTTTGTTTTGGGCAATATTTTGCTCCTCTGTGGTTATGTTTTTGAGTACTATTGCATCTAATGCTATATTCTTAGCAGGTTTATTTGTATTGTCGGCCAGCTTATTGAATATTCCCACAACACTCTCCCTCGATATGCTCGGGCAACGGACAAACGATATTCCCCTTACTTGTACTCCAAGCTCCCACCCGTCCGGCACATTGATTGTCGTAAGTGAGGGGCAATCGCATATTGAACCGCTTACCTCAGAATATCCATATTCGCTTATATTTGCCCCGAAGGTAAGCGTCGAGAGGCTGTCCATTCTTGAGAGGGCTCTCTCTCTAAGCATTGATATTACGGGCAGTTTGAGCTCCTCTACACTCACACAACCGTCGAAAGCGTACTTGTCTATCTCTCGAGCGAGATTCGTTATTACTGTACGCAGGTTTACACAGCCGGCAAAAGCCCAAGCGCCAATATAACGAGCATCGCTTATATTGACCTTAGCAAGCCTATGCTTATTGGTAAAAAAGTAATACGGTATCATCTTCATGCTATTTATGTCGACCTCTTCCAAAGAGATACAGTCGAGAAACAAGTAGGCAGTGTTGTCGGAGATTTCGTATTGCTTTGGAAGAAATACCTTTTTTAGACCTGTACAGCCCCACAATCTTGATAGTCGTGAGTTGTTGAATATCGTGGACTGTTCCGGCAGGTTCAGCTCCTCGAGGTTGTGGCAGTTGGTAAGTGCACTAAACACAAACGTATTACACTTAGGTAACTCTATCTTTGAAAGCCGTGTACAGTTTTGAAAAGCAGAAGCCGATACGCGTGTTGCCTCAGGAAAGTACACCTCCAGAAGCTCTCTGCACTCCGAAAAGGCACCCTGCTTTACTATCTTTACTTTCGGCAGTATTGTATTCCAGCTATCCTGCGTTCCTTGCTTGTTTATGTAATATATCTGAGAGCCTTTGAACGCCGCTGATTCTATCGTCTGCGCCTCGCTGAACGAGCCGCTCGATAGGTGAGAGTATTTAAATAAAGAGTCGGGTATTGTGGTCAATTTGTTCATTTTTGCCGACCTTATGGCAGTAAACTCAAAGGTATCCTCGGCAATACTATTTTCTTCACTTTCGTAATGTTCTATGTAGTTCAATCGACGTAGATAGTCGTCACCGAAAAACCGTTCTCCTGTTTTGGGGGTCATAGCCTTCACCCTATCCTCTATGATATTTTTGATTTCCTGAAATCTTGCCTCGTGTGCCACCCCACTCGTAGAGTGCTCATTGAGCAGCCGGCGCAATTCTTCAACAGCAGCTTTTACCGTTACCGTTGAGTTGTCCTCTCCGGTCTGCCTACAGTAGTCCAAAATAGCTTTTAGAGCGTTGTAGATTCGTAGTCGAGTATTGCCACCTTGTGCAGTTTCTTGCTTTATAGTAAGGAGCGAGTTGTGTATATCTGTGTAATTCATATTGTTTTTTAAAAGTTTACATTTACATAAATCTTCATTTTCCCATCAGATAGGGCGGCTACCGGACCTTGCACACGCACTTGGACATCTCCGGTGCTCGTTATCTTTACATACGCGGCAACCGCCTCAATAACAGTGGGCGGTATGATACCGGTAGGTATCTCCTCTGCCACTGCCGCGAAGATCATTTGTTTGCCTTGCTGCCATTCGCCTGGTATTTGTAAGCTACCGACCTTAAGCCACCTGTTATCGACCTCTCCGGGGTATACAAGAACTTCTCCTCTAAGGCTTGTGCTATTAATCCCTCTTTGTACACGCAAAGTACCTCCTCCATTTTCGACAGGCAAGACTCTTTCTTCGCTAATACGTTTCATACTATTAAGAGGCGTAAATAGTACTCCTGCATGACCGGACACACCGCCAAACACCACTACTCCTACCTTATGCCTGTATGTAGGCAATACTGCTCCGCTGTGGTATGTTCCGGTCTCCTCCTCTTCGGACATACCGTGAAGGTGTATCTTGTCCTTTTGGTAAGTACCGGCTTCGACTCTCCCTTCAAAAAAGACTATATCTCCATCTATCCAGGCATAACCGGCACTTAGTGTCGTAGTCGGTTCCGTACCACCTGCATGCGTCACCTCCAGCCCGGACAGTATTACCGCATTGCTGCCGAATAGTCCTCTGCATACTTGCTGTAGACACTCTCTGTGCTCGTCTACTGTCCGCACAAACGTTTCGTCGGCAGGGAAACCTGCTGCCATATTGTTAAGCATTATCTTTCTCATCTGTTTACTATTGTATAATTGATTGAAATTAATTTATATCTGTCTATCAGTGCCCTCATCCTGTCGCTTGCCTGTATGTCGGTAGGCAATACGACGGTAAAGCCCATCGCTACGCCATAACGCGTGTCTTTGATAAACCACGCCTTGCCAAAGTAGAATTTTACATAGGCGGGGTCTGTCGCTCGAAAAAAGAAATACCCTTGCGTCGAGCCCATCTCCTCGATATATATACGTCGCTGTATTGCGTCGTACTCGTCGTTAAGCATCTTCTCGAGAAAACATACCTGAGGAGTAATGGTAAGGTCGTAATGCCACCCGCCAAACACCACTTCAAGACCATTTAAGGTATTATTAAGCACCGTACCGAGAGCCGTCAGTATCGCCTTTAGTACGCCTTTGAAAATCCTGCCTAAAAAGGCAAATCTTAATATCTTTCTAAAATCTGTCATATAGTGAAATAGGATTTAAAGGTTATTTCTGCCTTGTTGAGCTCCATATAGCCGGACATCGGCACGTACGTACTTATAATATCGGTCGGAGTATTGTTTCCATAGCTTGCCGACGATACAAGAACCTCGGCAACACGTACACCGTCTATCTTCTGAATGGTGTCTATTAGAGCCATGTTGGAGTATATGCCATCGAAAGGCATGCTCTGCAAGTATGTCGATATCGCTCTCTCTATGTCCCGTGTAGTTAAGTCTTTCAGTGGGTCAAAGTGTATGAGTAGCTTGACGCTAAACTTATCCGCATCGCCGCTCGAGAGCATTACCCTTACGCCGGCGTCTTTTACCCGAGCAACATATTCCGATACTTTTTTTACGGTGTCGTGTTCCAAGCGGCTCGGCTTTCCGTTTTTTTGTCCGGCTATCTTTGCGGACAAGATGCCGTTTCTTTCCGTTAGTGAGCAGTATTTTACTACTTGTGCGTCTTCGTTTATCTCCAAATACACATCGCTATCCGTTGGCAGTGTATGGTTTAACTGAAATGCTTTTATTTTCTCTGCATACCAGCTCAGTGTATGCGGACGAAGGCGATTGAAACGCTCTTCGAGCTCTGTGATTTTATCGCCTACTATCTTTTCAAGTACCATCAGCCCAAATGCAAGGGCATAAAACAGTAAGCTCTCGATGCTCACTGCCGAGAACTGCTCGTCGAACGTCTTATTGGGGTCGATGCCGTAAGTCTCTTTTACGCCCGGCTGCCTGAGCCATTCGTCGGTCAACGTCTTTTTCCACTCTTTTGTAGTCATTGTTGTTGTCTTTTATAGATTTATATAGCTACAGCCAGAGCATCGCTCAGCCGGTCGTTTATTTTCCTTACCACTATCTCTACAAACTCGTCGGGATTTTTAACGCCGTTTAGGTGGTTGTTGATAGTAAGGTTCATCGTTATCGACTTACCTCCGCCGGACGAACCTCCTCCCGAGAGGTTTAGCTCCTTACCTCCTTCTCCCGAAGATGAGGATGCATTACGTTTTGGAGTTAGAGTAGCGGCGTTCTTTCCTTGTGTTACCGACTTTGCACCGATAGCGGCAGGGGCAGATACTCCGTTTGCCATAATACCGTTACCTGTCCAAGCATAGCCGGTGAAACTTGAGGTATCGCCCGACGTACTCTTTATTCCGTTCGATGCCCTAAACGCTTCTACGCCGTCGTTGTACCCCTTCTGAAAATTCTCTCCAATACTCTTCGCATTGTTGTAGGCATTCTTTACCGCATCTACGCCGATAATGCCGTTTACACCCTCTTTTGCCGACTCCCAAGCCTCTTTGAAGTTGCCGGAAAACAGTTCGGATATCGCTTTGCCGAGTGCTCCTATTCCGTTGAGAAATCCTTTTATCCTGTCTACGACAAAATCCTTGATTATTTTTCCAAAAGTTTTTAGAACCTCCCACATACCGGTAAGTACAGCCCGAAAACCCTCGACCTTTTTCCATAGCAATACGAAAGCACCTACGGCAACCATCACTCCTCCCACTACCCATGTGATTGGATTAGCCCACAATGAGAGGTTAAGTAGCCAATTGGCGGCGGTCGTTATTTTTGCCCATAACGCCCAACCCTTTAAGGCAGCTGTGGCAGATTTTAAGATAGGACCGAACCCGGAATATACAGTAGAGAAGTTAGCCAATAGTGCGAAGCCGCTTGCTGCAGTCCCAAATACAACATCCAATACGCTCGTCAATCCAAACGTACCGATTTTAATATCGTCTATCTTTTGCTTGAATCGAGATAGCTTCTCGGTCCATCCCTCCATGACTGTCTGTGCCTGTTCGTAAGCAACGTTTGTACCCGTTATCTTCTGCGTCAAGTCCTCCTGCTCTTCGGCGGAGCGAATAAGTATCTGTGCCGCCGCGGCATTCTCCCTGCCGAACATTAGCGTCAGGGCGTTGATATCGTTCTGGACAGGCTGCAACATTTTAAGCCTATCGGCAAATGGTATGGTGGCATCCGATACCTTTTGCATATCTATACCGTAAGCTCTTAAAGCGTCAGCGGCTTTTTTGTTAAGCTTGGCTTCTGCCGACATACTTGTAATAACGTTTCTAATGGCTATACCTGCCTCAGAACCGTATTTGCCGCCTCCTGCCATAGCCTGAATAGCTGCGTTAGCTTCGGCAAAGCTCACGCCCGCAAGGTTAGCGGCTACGCCCGCCCGC